AGCAAGGAGGCTGCATGATCGCCAAGCAACCCAAACCGAAGAAGTGCAAGAACCCAGCATGCGGCATCAGCTTCCCGCCGCAGCGCCTGGGCCAGGCCGTGTGCAGCCCGAAGTGCGGCCTGGCCATCAAGGACGTGAACCAGGCGAAGGCGCGCAAGTCGCTGGCCCAGGTCGAGCGCCGCGATATCAAGGTCCGCAAGGAGAAGCTGAAGAGTAGAGCGGATCATCTCAAGGACACGCAGCAGGCATTCAACGCTTGGGTGCGCGCCCGTGATGCGGCACTGCCTTGTGTCAGCTGCGGCCGCCACCACCAGGGTAAGTACGACGCTGGCCATTACCGGACCGTGGGGAGCAATCCGGCTTTGCGCTTCGAGCCGATGAACTGCCACCGCCAGTGCTCCCCGTGTAACACCCGGCTCTCCGGGAACATCGTGAATTACCGGATTGAGCTGGTGAAGCGTATCGGCGCCGAGGCAGTTGATTGGCTGGAAGGCCCTCACCAGGCCAAGAAGTACACCGTCGAAGAGTTGAAGGCGATGACTGCCGACTACCGGGCAAAGACCAGAGACCTGAAGAGGGCAGCAGCATGACCTATCGCAACGTTGTTTCAGCAGTAGTTCGGGCGCTCGCGGCCGAGACCATCAGTTCCGCCGGCGGCTGCGACTTTGAGCCGAAGGTGCAGTGCGCCAAACAGAAGGGGGAGATCGTCGGCAAGGAGGCGGCGTTCCTGACTGACTGCTGGGTGTTCGGGCGTCTGCATAAATCGCTGTCTGCTGAGCACTGGCGCACCCTGGTGGCGAAGTTCTCCACGCATACCGAGCGCAAGCACGCTGCAATTGCAGAGCTGACCCGTGCGATGCGCTCGCCGGCGCCGGAGCGGTTCCTGCACTGCGCGGTGGTCACTTGGGCTTTGCCGCGACTTCCAGGGGTGGACGGCAAGCGCTCCACCAACGTGTTGCCGGCCGGCTGGTACGAGATGGACAACTGGTCGAACGAGCCGCACCCGATCAAGACCCAGGAGCGGTGGAGGCGGGATATTCGCAAGGCGCTGGAGCGCGAAGTGGATGAGGCCCTGGTGTCTGCTCAAGCGTTACTTGATGCCGAAGGGCTCATTGGGGCGCAGCGAAACGAAACGGAACTCAATGGGACACAAGCCGCTTGACGGCGACTGAGCCATTGAGCCATTATCCACCCATCCTGTCATTCCTGCGCATGTAGGAGTGGATCAAAAAAGCCCGGCCATCGTGTCGGGCTTTTTTGTGGGCGCTATAAATGAATTCACCTGTAGCCAGGACAGCCCTCGGGAAGGCCTGGACGTCGATAGCCGGTAGTGCGACGTACGGAAACAACACCGGCAGCCCGTGCATCCTGACCTCACTGTGCTTCCAGGGTGGCGCGAGACGGGAACGGCGAGATCGATGCATATGGGCGTCGACGCTGGGATCGTCTTCGGCTGACAGCGCGGAAAGACGCGCGCACCTATTCAGGGCCTCGACATTGATCGAGGCCTTTTAGTTTTCGGCTCCACCACACCCATTGCTCCGAGCTGGGAGAGTTGCTGGGGCTGATCTATTCCCTCCCTGCAGGGAGACCCCTGAGGTTCCCACGAGAGGTGTTCCATGGCTTCAGATAGGTTTTCCTTTTTTTCGCAACGCCTCAATAGCCCCATCAGTTTTGTATTTGCCGTGACCCCCAGCGACTCTGTTGATCTGCCTGAAACAACGCGGGCGCTGTATGTCGGCGGAGCGGGTAACGTTCGGCTGACTGCGAGAGACGGCGGTACCGTGACGTATACAGGCGTTGCGGCGGGCCAGCGCCTTCCTATTCGTGCTGTACGCGTACTTGCCACGGGAACAACTGCAACGAACATCATCGGTGAAGTGTGATGATCGGAGTGGGGGTTGGCATTTGGCCAGGGACACCCGGCCCGGGCTCTCGCGTACCAGAGGAGTGGCACAAAGCCGTTAGCCAAGTTGCTGTCGGGAGCGTCACTGGCGGGTACTCACTTGGGAACAAGATCACTGTCACGAACCCCATTCGGATACGTGCGCTTTCGCTATTTGACTCTGGTCAAAATGGTATTGAAGTCAGCGTGACGGTTTCGCTTGGGACCTACAGCGCCGGATTTTCGAGCCTCGCAAGTGTGACCTTTCCTGCCGGGGCAGGGGCGCCACTTAGCGGTGGTCACCGCTTTGTGAGTCTGACTACGCCCGTCGACCTAGCCCCAGGTATTTATTACCTTTGGGTAAGTGCCGCGAGCAACGCGTTCACCCGCACACCGCCAACATTTGACACGTCGGGTGCATTTACCTTCACGGATTCTCGTTATAACGCGTCGGGATTTCCGCTGACAGCAGAAAGCCAAGTCACCTACGTACCCTGTGGGTTTGATTACACGCTGCGTTAGATCTTTCGAGTTCAATTTTCAATTTTAGCCTCGCTTTTGCGCTGTGCTTTTCTATTGCCTATCAGCCGATCCCTTAACGTAATAGGGGATTTCCCTATGGCCTGCGGGGGCCTTTTTCCTAGCTCCCTGACGGGGAGGAACCGAGATGTCCCATATGCCAGACAAACCAGAGACCTGGGCAATAGCGCTTGCGTGGTTGAGCCAGCATTCGTCAATCCTCTATGCGGCAGCGTTGTCCTGTGCAATGGCCGTCCTTCGAATCACTTACGGCGGTGGCACGCGGCGACAGATGATCGTGGAGGGCGCCATCTGTGGTGGCCTAGCCCTGACCATCATCAGCGGGCTTGAGTTCTTCTCGCTCCCACAGAGCATGGCTACATTCGTCGGTGGCTGGGTCGGCTTCCTGGGTGTGGAGAAGATCCGCACCATCGCTGACCGTGTGACGGACTTCAAGCTGCCAGCCCGCAAGGTTGATTAATCCGCGCCACGTTTTCGAATGCGCCAAATCGTGGCGCGCAATCATGAGGGATGCAGATGACGACCATTGCCTACAAAGACGGCGTGATCGCCTATGACGGCCGCCAGACCCGGAACGACCGCATCGTTTCCGACAGCGCGGCAAAGTGTCGGGTGGTAGATGGCGTCAGCTTCTTCCTGTCGGGGACTGTATGCGACGAGAAGGCTTTGATCGCTGCCTACTTCGGCACCGCATCGCCAGTTCCTGTTGAGTGCTCAGGTTATGCCGTTGACGGTGGCAAGCTGATGATGATCGGCCACGACGACACGACCGGCATATGGAAACAGGATCTCGACCCGGCGAACCCGGATGCCATGGGCAGTGGGGCGCAGTACGCCCTGGCCGCAATGGATATGGGCGCAAGCGCAGAAGACGCAGTGCGCGCAGCCATGAAGCGAGACATCTACACCGGCGGCACGATCCGCACTGTGATCATCAACGAGGGTATGGCTGATGCAAAGACCACTGCCCCCGGCGTCACTGCTTGAACTGTCCGACCTGAGCGACTTCGGCATCCGTCTGACCCCAGCACCTGAGGTGTGGGAATGGCTCCAAGCCGAGATCCTTGCCGACACCGGCACCATTCACAACGAAGACCATGCTCACCTGATGGATGCAGACATCCGGGTGATGTGGGCATCGTCGAGCTTCGCCAAGCAGGGCCGTACCGTCCTGGGCCAGGCCGAGCAGGTTGCGTTCCGCGCCGGCGGTTGGCAGAAAGCCCGGATGGAGCAACAGATGCGTGATTGGTTCGGCGACGTGCCGGCCTTCATCATCACCCTGGCTGCTGACTACTGCGCCCAGTGCAGCGACCTTGAGTTCTGCGCGCTTCTGGAGCACGAGCTGTATCACCTGGCTCACGCGACCGACAAATACGGTCAACCGGCATTCACCCAAGACGGTGCACCGAAGATCAAGCTGCAGGGCCACGACGTCGAAGAGTTCGTCGGAGTCGTTCGCCGCTACGGCGCAAGCCCTGACGTTCAAGCGTTGGTGGATGCTGCAAACAGTCCTGCTGAGGTGGGGAAATTGAACATTGCGAGGGCCTGCGGAACCTGTCTGCTCAAGTCGGCCTGATTTTGGACAGGTTTGGACGGATGAACGCCTATGGCAGCTCTAAGCAGTGAGGTGAAGACCTTTGTAGTACAGGCTCTCGCTTGCTTCGATACGCCTTCTCAGGTGGTTGAGGCGGTCCAGAAAGAATTCAGCTTGAGCATCACCCGCCAGCAGGTCGAATCACACGACCCGACGAAGGTTTCAGGTAAGAAACTTGCGGACAGGTGGAAGACCCTTTTCGAGCAGACCAGAAAGCGTTTCCGCGAAGAGACTGAAGACATACCCATTGCCAACCGCGCCTTTCGTCTCCGCGCGATGAACCGCTTTGTGGAGAAGGCTGAGTCGATGAAGAACATCGGCCTGGCCATGCAGATCCTCGAACAGGCCGCGAAGGAAACCGGCGACATCTACGTCAACCGGGCCCGGAAGGAAGAGGTTGGCGATGAACCGGTGATTCCGACCCGCATCCAGGTCGACGTGGTGGATGCGAGGAAGCCGAATGCCGAGCCTTAACGTTCCGCAGGCTCAGTTCCTCACGCTGCCCCACAAGTTCCGTGCGTTTGTTGCCGGCTTCGGATCAGGCAAGACCTGGGTCGGATGCTCGGCTTTGAGCAAGCACTTCATGGAGTGGCCCGGTGTTAACGCTGGCTACTTCGCACCTACTTATCCGCAGATCCGAGACATCTTCTATCCGACCATGGATGAGGTGGCCTACGACTGGGGGCTGAAGACCAAGATCAACCAGGCGAACCACGAAGTTCACATCTACAGCGGCCGGCAATACCGCGGCACTGTGATTTGCCGGTCGATGGAGAAGCCGCAGACCATTGTCGGTTTCAAGATTGGCCACGCCCTGGTGGATGAGCTGGACGTGCTGACTGCCGTCAAGGCACAACAGGCCTGGCGCAAGATCATCGCTCGGATGCGCTACAACTTGCCCGGGCTGAAGAACGGGGTGGATGTCACCACGACGCCGGAAGGCTTCAAGTTCGTCTTCCTGCAGTTCGTGAAGCAGCTGCGCGACAAGCCGTCACTGAAAGAGATGTACGGCCTGGTGCAGGCCAGCACGTTCGACAACGAGCTGAACCTGCCGGATGACTACATCGCCTCCCTGATGGAGTCATATCCGCCCCAGCTGATCATGGCGTACCTCAAGGGCCAGTTCGTTAACCTTACGTCGGGAACGATTTACACGGCTTACGACCGCAAGCTCAACGGGTGCTTCGACACCGTGCAGCCCGGCGAGCCCCTGTTCATCGGGATGGACTTCAACGTCGGCAAGATGGCGGCGATTACCCATGTTAAGCGTGACCAGGGGCTGCCCAGGGCCGTGGATGAGCTGATCGACGGCTACGACACGCCCGACATGATCCGCCGCATCAAAGAGCGCTACTGGCGGCACGACGGCAATGAATTCAAGAAGACCTGCGAGATCAGGATCTACCCGGATGCCTCGGGCGATTCGCGCAAGTCCGTGAACGCAAGCATCACCGACTTGGCCATGCTCAAGCAGGCCGGGTTCGCGGTCATTGCTCCAGCGGCAAACCCGCCGGTGAAGGACCGAATCAACGCAATGAACGCCGTCTTCTGCAATGCGCAGGGCGAGCGACGCTACCTGGTTAACCCGTTCACCTGCCCAACCTATGCCGATGGCCTGGAGCAGCAGGTGTGGGGCGCGAACGGGGAGCCAGATAAAACCGCCGGCATCGATCACGCGAACGACGCCGGCGGCTACTTCATCCACCGCGAGTACCCGATCATCAAACCGGTCACCGCAATCAAAATGGGATTCGCACGCTAATGGCAGACGTCACATACACCCGCCCGGAATACGACGCGGCACAGTCCCGTTGGCGGCTGGTGCGCGACGTGTGCAAGGGCTCCGAAACGGTAAAGGGGCGCGGCGATGTGTACTTGCCAAAGCCTAACGAGCACGACACGAGCAAAGAGAACCAAGATCGGTATAAGTCCTACAAGCAGCGTGCCGTGTTCTATAACGCCACGGGGCGCACGAAACACAGCCTGGTTGGTGCGGTGTTTCGTACCTGGCCAACGCTGACGGTCCCCGGTGCACTGGATTACGTCGCCACGGACATCGACGGGCAGGGCGTGAGCGTTTATCAGCAGTCGCAGTCGGTCATCGGGCATCTGCTCGAGGTTGGTCGGCACGGCTTGCTGGTGGACTACGCCGCGGTGCAGGCAGGTACCGTGAGCAAGGCGGACGAGCAGGCGGGTCGTGCTCGCGCGAGCGTTGCGAGCTATCCAGCGGAGTCGATCGGGAACTGGAAGACCCGTAAGGTCGGTGGTCAGCACCTGCTGAGCCTGGTTGTGCTGCAAGAATCCGTGGATGTCGATACCGATGACGGCTTCGGCAGCGAAAAGGTGACCCAATACCGAGTGCTACGCCTGGACGAGACCGGCGTGTACACCCAGGAGGTGTGGGAAGAGGGAGCAAGCCAGACGGCTATGATTATCCCGCCATTCACCCCCCTGAATGGCGCAGGCCAGCCTTGGCGGATCATCCCGTTCCACTTCCTTGGCAGCGAAAACAACGACACCAGCATCGACGACGCCCCGCTGTACGACATGGCGGTGCTGAACATTGGTCACTACTGCAACAGCGCGGACTACGAGGACTCTGTCTGGTTCTCTGGTCAGCCGCAGTTCTGGATCTCCGGACTGGACGAAGCATGGCGTGATCACCTTGAGGCAAACGGCATTTATGTCGGCTCCAGGGCGCCGCTGACGCTTCCTGCCAGTGGGTCGTGTGGCTTTGCTCAGCCTGAGCCGAACACGCTTGTGAAAGAAGCCATGGACGCCAAGAAGCAGGACATGGTGTCCCTGGGCGCCCGACTGATTGAGCGCGGCAGTGCGGTGAAAACCGCAACCCAGGCTGACAACGACAGCGCCGCCGAACACAGCGTGCTTTCCCTGGTGGTGAGCAACGTCAGTGAGGCGTACAGCCAGTGCCTTGAGTGGATGGCAGAGTTCGTCAACGCTCCCGGCGAGGTGGTCTACAAGCTCAACCAAGACTTCAGCCAAATCACTCTGGACGCGACGATCCTTGCAGCGCTGTTCAACGCGGTGCAGGGCGGCAAGCTGCCGGAAGGCGACTTCTGGCAGTACCTGCGCGATCGCGGCGTGATCAACCCAGAGAAAACGGACGACGACATCCGGGATGAGCTGGAGGCACAAAGCACCGGGCCAGCCCTGGACGACACAGAGGTAATTCCGAATGGCGGCAAACCAAGCAATCCTTGATGCCACGATCCGGCATGCCGTCTTCCTGGAGCAGCTCAAGTCGGGAGAGGTGGCGAAGTTCGCACCCTTCCTCAAGGAGATCGATCGCTCGATTCGTGAGCGACTGACTCGGACGGACCTGACGGACTACACCGTCGCCCGCCTGGAGCGGTTGCTGAGCGAGGTTGATAGCCTGCTGCTGGGCATCTTCGACCGGTACAGCGAGAAGCTGAACCTCGACCTAGTGGATATTGCTAACTATGAGGCCGAGTTTGAAGCGACCAGCCTGACCCGGGCGGCGCCGGCGGGCGTCACATTCGACGCGGCGGTGCCAGGTGCTGCGGCAATCAGGGCGGCAATCCTCACAAACCCGCTCAGCGTACGCGGCGCGGACGGCGGCAAGCTGCTCAAGGCGTTCATTGACGGCTTCACCGCCATCGAGCGGCAACGCCTCACAGGCGCGATCAGGCAGGGCTTCTTCGAAGGCCAAACCAACTTCCAGATCATCAAGAACATCCGGGGCACCAAGGCGTTCCAGTACAACGACGGCATCCTGGCCACGACCAACCGCAATGCCGGCGCCATTGTCCGGACAGCGGTTCAGCACGTCGCCACCCAGGCGCGCATGGAGACGCTGAAGGAGAACGCTGATGTCGTGCAGTCCGTGGAGTGGGTCAGCACCCTGGATTCGAAAACCACCAGCCAGTGCCAGACGCTGGATAAGCAACGGTTCAAACTGACTGAAGGGCCTAGGCCACCGATCCACATTAACTGTCGCTCGACCGTGGTGGCTGTGACGCGCTTCAGCGCCTTGTTCGCCAAGGATGCCACGCGGGCATCCATCGGCGACGGCGGTGCCCAGCAGGTTCGAGCCGACCTCAGCTATTACGACTGGCTCCAGCAGCAGCCAGCGGCGTTTCAGGACAAGGCTATCGGCCCGGTCCGCGCCAAGCTGTTCCGCGAAGGCGGCCTGAGCATCGAACGATTCTCCGAGCTGCAGCTTGATCGCAACTTTTCACCTCTGACCCTCGCACAGATGAAAGCTCTTGAGCCTCTGGCGTTCGAGCGGGCGGGCATCAAATAGCAGGCAGGGCCTGCACCAACGTCTCTGGGAGACTAGAAAATGGGTTTGAAATATCAGCTGGACACTCTGGAAGGTCTCGATGACTCCGTTAAATCGCTCTACACCGAGAAGGAAGGCAAGTTTGTCCTCGGTATCGAAGGCCTGCCGCAACCAGAAGACGTATCCGGCCTGAAGTCCAAAGTCCAGGAACTGCTGGACGAGAAGAAAGCTGCCGACAAGGCGCGCAAGGATGCCGAAGACCAGGCCCGACTGGAGCGCGAAGAAAACGCCCGTAAGTCCGGCAACGTCGAAGAGCTCGAGCGTTCCTGGTCTGAAAAATACACCCGCCGCGAAGCTGAGCTGAACGGCATGCTGGAACAGGAGCGTGGAACGCTGAGCACTCAGATCCGGGATCTGACAGTCGGCCGTACCGCTACTGATATCGCATCTGCCCTGGCAATCCCAGGCAGCGCCAAAGCCCTGTTGCCGCACATCGAACGCCGTCTGAGCGTCGAGCAGCGCGACGGGAAGCCTGTCGTGGTCGTCCTCGACCAGCAGGGCAAGCTCTCGGCGGCAACGCTGGATGAGCTGAAAGCAGAATTCGCAAACGACACGGCCTTCGCGCCGTTGATCGCGGGTAGTAAGGCATCTGGCGGCGGGGCTGCTGGTGCTGGAGGTGGCGGCGGGGCCGCAAAAGGAAAAATCGGCGGCACCAAAGAGGAACGACAGGCCGCGATCGCGAGCCGGTTCCCGGATCTCCCTCTCAAGTAAGGAAATAACCCATGTCTCTGTCTCAAATGCAGGTCTTCAACGACTTCGTCATGCCTGCCACCCTGGAAACGCTCGATCAGATGACCGATGCGTTCAACCAAGCCAGCAATGGCGCCATTGTCCTGTCGCCAAACGGCTTCACCGGCGACTACCTGCAAGAGTCGTTCTTCCAGAACCTGGCTTCTGCCCAGCGCCGCGTTGATCGTTACGCGGCCAACTCAGCAGTCAGCGCAACCGACCTGACCGAGCTGAAGAACACCTCGGTGAAGATCGCCGGTGGCTTCGGTCCGGTTCGTTACGAGCCATCGCAGATGACCTGGTTGCAGCGCCCAACCGCGCAAGGCATCGAGGTTGCCAGCCGTGCGTTTGCCGAGATCCTGCTGAAGGACCAGCTGAACACTGCCATCGCTGCCCTGGTGGCTGCGATCACCGCCCAAGCGGCGGCTGTGAACGATGTATCGGCAACGGCCGGCATCACCCAGGCAGGCCTGAACAACGCTCACGCGAAGTTCGGCGATGCCAGCCAGAACCTGGTAGCTCAAGTGATGCGTGGCAGCACCTGGCATAAGCTGATCGGCCAGGCCATTGCCAACTCCACCAACCTGTTTGTCGCGGGCAACGTTCGTGTGGTCGACATTCTCGGCAAGGTGTCCGTCGTAACCGACGCTCCTGCGCTGTTGCAGGCCGGCACTCCGGACAAAGAAATCATCCTCGGCCTGTCCACCGGCTCGGCGCTGGTCCACGACAACCGCGACATCATCTCGAACGTGTCCACCGACAACGGTAAGGCCCGCATCGAGACTACCATTCAGGTCGATTACACCTTCGGCCTGGGCTTGAAGGGTTACACCTGGGATACCGCCGCCGGCGGGGCATCGCCAACCGACGCCGAACTGGGCACCGGTACAAACTGGGACAAAACCGCTGCCAGCATCAAGCACACCGCCGGTGTGGCTCTGATCGGTGACGCCTCCAAGTAACCCTTCAATGACTGCTCCGGGGCAATAGCCCTGGCGCAGCGGAGTAGCAATGATGACTGATAAAAATATCTGGTACCTTCCTGGGCCATTCCACCGCTACGAAGACGATGTGAAGGCATTGGCCAAGAAGGCTGGCTTGCGCATCATTGATGCGAACGTGACCGAAAGCCGTGACAATGAAGCCGAAGGCCCGCCTAAGGCCAAGCTGAAGGCTGAGTACGCAGAAGACGGTGCTGAAACCAACCCGGCGAAGATGGGTGTGGCAGAATTGCGCGAATGGCTGACTGCTAAAGGTGTCGAGTTCGACCCGAAGGCACCGAAAGCTGACCTTGTAAAACTCATTCCTGCGGAATAACTCATGGCACTCATCATCGAGGACGGCACCGGCAAGCCTGACGCCGAAAGCTACGCGAGCGCCGAGGACCTGGCCATGTATGCCGTGAAGTTCGGCACGGTCATCCCCGCAGGCGCTCCCGAGCAGGAAGCGTTGTTGCGCCGGGCCGCCTTGGCGATGGATGGCAAGACCTGGAAAGGCCGCAAGATGAGCAGCGAGCAGGCGCTGGCCTGGCCGCGCCGGGGGGTTGAGCTGGACTGCCAGATCAAGGCAGACAACTACCTGCCGGCGCGGATCCAGTACGGCCAGATGGCCCTGGCCGCCGAGATCCATCAGGACGACATCGACCCAATCGACAAGCGCAAAGGTGCTGTAACGCTGGAGCGTGTCGAAGGCGCGGTAACGCGCGAGTACGCCTCGATTTCCAATACCAGCGGTCGACTGTTGCCGGCGGCGCCGGATCGGCCGAGCGCAACCCAGTTTGCCGACTACCTACAAAAGCGCGGGCTGTTCGCAATCCGCGCATAGCAGCAACGGAGACCACCATGGCCACCTTCTACGACGAAATGGCCGTGATGGCTCTGGAGATGATCACAGAGTTCGGCCAGCCAGTGACCATCAGCAAGACTGATCCGGGCGAGTACGACCCGGAAACTGGCGGCGAGGCGCCTGGCGCTACCGTCGAGCAAACCGCCCAGGGCATCCTGCTCGACTTCACCGGCTTGGAATTCCAAAACAACAGCCTCATCAGGCAGGGCGACAAGAAGCTGAAGATCGCCGCGCAGGGCCTGGACTGGGTGCCGGGCTTGCTGGACAAGGTGTTCGCCCAAGGCCGAACTTGGGCCATCGTCCCGCCGCTGAAAGAGGTAAACCCTGCCGGCACGCCGATCCTCTACGAATTACAGGTGCGGTCATGAGCAAATACTCAGGCCTCAATGGCAGCTTCGCCGAGAACATCCGCCAGTTCGCCGAACAAGCAAAAGAAGCAATTGATGCGACCGTTCGCGAAATCGTGATTGAGATAGGCAGTAGCGTTATCAAGATGTCACCTGTAGGCAATCCTGAGCTATGGGCTGCCAACCATGTGGCCACGCAATACAACAAGGAAGTCGGCGAGGAGAACGCAAGGCGTCGAGCCAACCCTGAAAACCTGACCAAGGCAGGAAGGCTCAAGCCCGGCCGAAAGTTGAATGACGGCATGGATATTGTCGCGCCGGAAGGCTATGTCGGAGGTCGTTTTCGCGGCAACTGGCAATTCTCGTTGGGGGCGCCGAAGTCTGGAGTTGTTGATCGAATCGATGGGGGCAGCAGTGCAACCCTTGATGCGCTAATTGCCCAGGCAAACACAATGACAGCCGGGCAGGTCGCCTACATCGTCAACAACTTGCCGTATGCCGTGCCGCTTGAGTATGGCCATTCGAAGCAAGCCCCTAGCGGGATGGTGCGCGTCACACTGGCTAGCTTCCAACAAATCGTCGATGAAGCCGTCAGGAACAACCAGGTATGACTCACGCCATCATCGCTTCGATTTACGAAGCCAAGCTCATCGCCTGGAATGCTGCCAGGTCGGAGAAGTTGAAGATCGTCTTCGAGAACACGGCCTACACGCCTGCGGCGGGCGAGACCTACCTGAGGGCGTTCACGATCCCGGGCGACACCGCGAGCAACACGCTCGGCGGTGATCACCGGCTGTTCACCGGCGTGTTCCAGGTGAGCATCATCGCGCCTGCGGGCACCGGCAAGACCAAGACGAACCCGATAGCAGCCGAGGTGACTGGCCTGTTCCCGCTTTACGCCCGGGACACGAAGGGCTCGTTCACCGTGGTGACGATGTCGCCGGTCGACCAAGGCCCTGGCATCACCGGCGACTCCACCTACACCGTCCCGGTCTCGTTCTTGTATCGAGCCGACACGAACTGATCCCGCCCATTGGGCAAAACCACGAACCCGCCATCGAGCGGGTTTTTTCATATCTGCAAAGAGGAAATACCCATGGGCTACAAAATTCCGGACGGCGGCACCTTTCAGCACGGCGCCACTTATGGCCCGGACATCCCGTTTTCGGCGCTGAGCAACGCGGCTGAAGCCGTGGCCACTGTAACTGGCGGCACGCTTTCTGCTGGTGACATCGTGATCGTCACCTCCGGTTGGACTCGACTTGGCAATCGGGTTGTGCGTGTGAAAGCTGCCACTGCCACCGCCATCACCCTCGAAGGGATCGACACCACCGACGTGCAGGTCTACCCGGCCGGCTCCGGCATCGGCTCGCTAAAGAAGGTGCTGACCTGGGTACAGATTCCGCAAATCACTGACGTGGCTTTCGCCGGCGGCACCCAGAACTATCTGGACGTGGTTTTCCTGGAAGACAAGCAGGGCCGCCAGATGCCAACCGACAAAGCGGCGGCCAGCTTGGCGCTGACCATTGCGGATGACCCGGGCCAGACGTTCAACGCCATCCTGCGCGCGGCTGATGCCAGCCAGACCATTCAGGCCGCGCGTCTGAACCTGCCGGGCAACGACACGCTGTTCTACGGCGCCTTCACGTCGTTCTCCAACCAGCCGACTGTGTCCCGCAGCAACTTGCTGACCCGCACCGTCAACCTGGCGCTGCAGGGCGAACCGACCCGTTACCTGACTGCGGTGGCGTAACCCATGGCAAAGATCAGAATCGCCCAAAACCCGACGTTCAAGGCCTTCGTGTCGATCCCTATCGTTGGGGGTGAGCCCGAAAAAATCGAGTTCACCTTCAAGTATCGGGATCGCCCGGGGCTTGCTGCTCTGTTTGATGAGTGGAACCTGAAGCGCGATGAGGCTCGGACCGCTCTGGGCGAAAGCCCAACGCTTTCCGAAATCGTTGCTGCTGACACTGAGCAGCAGTCGCAGCAGATCAAGGACCTGGTGGTCGGCTGGGGCTTCGATGACAAGTTCGATGACAAGAGCATTCGGGCGCTGGTGACCTCATGCCAAGGCGCTGCTGAAGCGGTCGTGAATGCCTACCAGAGCGCATTCAATCAGGCCCGCTTGGGAAACTGACGGACGCCGCCCGCGCACTCTACGCGCCGGCGGCACCTGCTGAGTTGATGGGCCTGTTCGGGCTTACCCCGGGTGACCTCGAAGAAATAACCGAGGTCTGGCCCTGCAACTGGCCGGCGTTCTTCCTGTTCAACCGGATGTCGACTCAGTGGCGGGCGGGCGCCGG